GCCGACTTTTGTATGGCCCGTTGGTCAAGCGGTTAAGACAGAGGCCTCTCACGCCTTTAACATCGGTTCGATTCCGGTACGGGTCACCATATGCACCTCTAGCTCAGTTGGTAGAGCAACTGACTCTTAATCAGTGGGCCCAGGGTTCGAGTCCCTGGAGGTGCACCAGAAAAGCCACACAGTAGCGTTGAAAAACGTGCTGTGTGGCTTCTTTTTTTGTGTCAGATGGCGAGCTTGACTACCTTTTGACTACTTTTTGCGGAGTTTTCCGATTTGCCGGAAAGATACTCGTTCAATTTATCGGCGACATGGAGCGAATCTTCTTGTTCCAGATGAGTATAAATATCGGCGGTGACCTGAATGCTGCTGTGTCCCATTAGTTTTTGTGCTGTTCGTAAGTCTACCCCTGCACGATAAAGTGTCGTTGCGTAGGTGTGCCGCAGCATGTGGGGATGCAGGGAGAACGGCACAAGGGCCGCAACGTGAGAGTTCCACAACCGGGTGAATGCGGAGCGGGTCATATCTCCGCCATCGGCGGCTGGGACGATATACCGGCTCAAGTGTGGTGTATCAAGCAAGACGGATCTGAGCTTGTCCGGGATAGGAACGACTCTGTGTGCGGCCTTTGTTTTGAGATCATCTACAGGGTCTTGCTGATTGTTCAGAAAGGTCATAGCGCGCCGGATGGTCAGAGAGCTGCTTTGAATGTCCGACCATTGCAATCCAAGCGCTTCTTCCTTACGAAGCCCGCAGTACAGACAGAGGGCGCAGAATACGCGGGCGCGTGGTTCTACGACTACATTCATCAGAATATCGACCTCATTGGGAAGCAAAGCCTTTTTCTTTTCCGCTTTAGCGTGAGGGGTGATCTTGATCCCCTCAGTGGGATTATCAATAATCAGGTGATTCAAACGTGCTTCCTCAAAAAGCTGCCGCATAGTCAAAAGAACCTTACGCTGCAGGCTTTCCGATCTGGATGCAACGCTGGTCATAACCTGTCGGATGTGAACAGCTTTTACGTTTCGGAGTTCCATGTATCCGATCTGTTCCATGATATGAAGATTATAGCTATCCCGGTACATTTTGATGGTAGAGGCTCGTAAATCGGATTTATAGTTTTTCAACCATATTTTTGCCCACTCACCCACCAAAGTGTGATCTCCGACTTCAAGCCCGGCGGTATCTTGGTTCATCAGTGCATTTGCAGCGGCATTGACTTCAGCAATCGTTTTGCCGTATACAAATTTCTGTTTTCCGCTGGACAATGTCACCTTGCGTTGATAGCGGCCATCTTTTCTTTTTTTGAGTCTTGCCATAATAAAATAAACCTCCTTTAGGTACACTTTGACAAGCCTACCCAAAAGAGGTATAATCACAGTGTCGGTTGTGACTGCTCTTTTTGAGTAAGCCAATCTATTTGAACGCTCTCGGTGTTGGTAGCACCGGGGGCGTTTTTTCGTTTATAAGCAATTAAAATCTATGCCTTTGCAATCAGTCCAATAATGTACTGCTTTTTCAACAAATTCTTCTTCAAGGTTGAAATACTCGGCAATCTCCCAATTTTCTGTCATGCCCATCTTGTAGCAATTCAGAATTTCGTTAACAGGGAGATACTTTTCGACAGAAGCAGCAAATGCCCGATGCTCTGCCTGTTCTTTTACCTCAAAGGGACTATAGGCGCGGTAAAAAGCGCCGCTCATGTAATGCCCTGCTTCATGTGCCAGCACAGTGCGTTCCTGTGCGGCGGTCTTGCATTTGCTGCGATCAATGACAAGGAAATTGTCAAAGAACGCGATTGCGAAATTGTTTTTGAGTTTAACATCCACAACGTCTACGTTCAAAGCTTCCAGATCATCATACATACAGCAAACGGCTGTGTTCATGCATTACACACCTGATTTCTTTTTTTTGTTCCGCTCGGCCTTTGCGCGCATAGCGACCATAAGATCGTCAATATCATCGGGGGTAAGATCATCCTTTACATCCCCATAAAAAGCAATCAGTTCATCCTTGACAGCCTGATTCTCATTTTGAGAGTCGGGCTGTTTTTCTTTTGAATCGGAATTCCCTAAAAGATAATCAACAGAAACACCGTAAAAAGCAGCGATTTCATTCACATAGCGTCGATAGGACTTGTTACGTCCATTCAGCCAGTTTGTGATGACATTGGGGTGAATTCCAAGATGCTCCGCAAGTTCTTTCTTGGCACCGTGCCGCGGCCCGATGCACTCAATGATTCTTTCTAACAATATATCCATACTACACCGCCTGATTTTGTGCATAAAAGACAAAACCACACAAAACACGCAAAGTGCCGTTGACACCAAACAAAATGCGTGGTATAGTATAGCCATACCACACAAAACACACAACAAACAAAACTGCTTTGTGTGATATGGACAGGTGGTTTTGTGATTTGTTTGATTTGCACTATTATCATATCACAAAACCAAACAAAACACAACTATAAATCTATACAAAGAAAGGAGGACGTTCATGGGGGAACTGTATACCTGCAAGGATGTAGCAGAACGGTACGGTGTTCAGATCATTACCGTATGGGAGTGGATTCGTAAGAAGAAGCTCGGTGCAATCAAAATCGGAAAGGAGTACAGGGTCAGCGCTGAAGACATCAAAGCGTTTGAGCGCTCCCGGCGGACGATTTGATTTTGAAGATGCCACATCAACAAGTGGGGGAGGTGAATTTGGTGGACGAAATGGTTGATAGACTGCTTGACATTCTGGCTGATAAATTAACTGAGCGCCTGAGCGCAGGACACAAAGAACTGTACACTGCAAAAGAGCTTGCAGAGCGGTACGGCGTATCATGCGCCACGATTCGCAGCAAGATGGCTGCCGGAGAGTTTGGAGAACTCGTTAGTGTCGGCGAGAGAACGCGGCTTGTGCCGTGGGCAGGAGTGCAGGCTTACGAATCTACACACACAGGAATGAGCACAAAAAGGACTTCGGAAAAGCATAAGGCCGTTTCGCATGGCAATCCGGGTCCGATTTGACAAATAAAAAGGCACCGTCCCGTTGCAGCAGGACGATGCCGAAAGGTGCGATGCGCCGAACCGCTTCAAGGAAAGGCTGCATCATCGTTTTTTAGTGTAACTTATTTCCGGCTGGAAATCAAGTACAAGAGAAAGTTTGTAGCTATGACCCATGAGGAACAGATTTCTTTGTTTGAAGCACTTGCGCTGAATGGCGCATGGAGCAACGCGGCCTGTACCGGATACTGCCTGCTGGCTATGCAGAGAGCCGGGCTTGACGAAAAGACCATCGAAAAGGTGCTGCATGAACTGCACTGGGCATTCGATGACACCAGCGTTGAACAGGCCGAGAAGATCTATTGCGGCGGGGAGGAGTAAAGATGCAGGAATTGCTGATGTTCATGTACCACCTCACCCCCGATCAGGCGGCGGCTCGTGTCCCGTTGTTCCAGTTTTGGCTGACCGCTTTTGGGGCGGCGCTGCTGATCTGGTTGGATAGCAAGGGCGTGTTCGATGTTTTTGGAGCATGGCTCGGCCGTGTTCTCCGTGATACCGCGGTAGGTGACCTGATCCGCAAGTTTATGTGATTTCGGGCTTGTCCCGGTTGTTTTTCTGAAAGAAAAGGAGATTTCAATGAAGTACGGAAGAAGTTTGCAGGAGCTTGCGATTGAGCTTGACCGGCAGGCCAAGGTCAAAAAGGACTACGTTGCCACAGCGGGTGCTATGCAGATGACCGCCGTCAACGAGAACTTTGACCTCGTGATCGGCAACACCCCGTTCCAGCTGAACGAAAATGCCCACCGTCAGCTGGGATTGCAGTTGAAGATCCCGGCTCCCTACTACGAGCGGATGCGGGCAGAGAACCCCGGCTTGCTGATGGCAAACGTCAATGGCTGGTTCCAGCAGTCCCCGGACACCCGCCGTATGGTTCGCACCCTTGATGGTACCGCCCGCGCCATCCTCTCCGACCGCTACCGCCGTATCGACAACTACGAGGTTGCACAGACGGTCCTGCCGATTATCTCTGAAATGCAGGGAGCCCGCATTGAAAGCTGTGAACTGACCGATACCCGCATGTACATCAAGGTTGTCAATGAGCGCATCCAGACCGAAGTAGTGCCGGGGGACATCGTTCAGGCCGGCATCCTGATTTCCAATTCTGAGGTCGGCATGGGCAGCGTTTCCGTGAAGCCTCTGATTTACCGTCTTGTCTGTACCAATGGCATGGTGGCGGATGTGGGTGTTGGCAAGCGCCATGTTGGCCGCATCAATGAAAGCGTGGATGGCGATTTCGGGATTTTCCGGGATGAGACCATCGAAGCCGACGACCGGGCATTCCTGATGAAGATTGAGGACACCGTCCGGGCGGCGGTCGATGAAGCCCGGTTCAATGCGCTGGTGCAGAAACTCCGGGATGCCAAGGAAGCACCCATTCTCCCGGCGGCGGCTCCCAAGGTGGTTGAGCTTGCGGCCAAGGAGTTCAACATCCGCCAGAACGAGAGCGAGGGCATTCTGGGACATCTTATCGCGGGCGGTGACCTTTCCCTCTATGGTCTGGCAAACGCTGTCACACGGCACGCGCAGGACGTGCAGAGCTACGACCGCAGCACTGAGCTGGAAGCCACCGGCTACAAGATCATCACCATGCAGCCCTCGTTGCTGAAGCGCTGGAATGAGGAGGTGAGCATCGTATGAGTGGCAGACACATGAATGCCCGGCCCAAAAGGCTGACCCGCAAGCAGAAAGAAGCCCTTTCTGCACATGGCTGGGATTCCCGGCAGTACCTTTTCATTCAGGACAGCCCGGATGCCGGCGGCTGGGTTCTGATGAACAAGACCACCGGCCATTATGAAGTATTCAAAAATTGAAAGGAGAGTGCGATATGGCACAGGATACCGCATTGCAGGTCATTGAACTTCAGCAGTTGCCTATCATTGTCGAGCGGCTTCACAGCGTAAAGGCCGACATTGAGCGGCGCACCGCCGAAGCCACCTCGCTGATCTGCACCGAAGAAACCTATAAGAGCGTCAAAGATGCCCGCGCCCAGCTTACCAAGGAATTCAAGGAGTACGAAGCCAAGCGCACGGCCATCAAGAGCAAAATCCTTGAACCCTACAATGCCTTTGAGCAGGTCTACCGGGAGTGCGTGACGGCACCGTTCCAGCAGGCAGATGCCGAACTGAAGCAGAAAATCGCGGATGTGACCTCTGGCATTGTGGCTCAGAAGACGGAAGCGCTCATGGACTACTACGGCGAACTGGTGGAAGCCGCCGACATTGATTGGCTGGATAATCTGACCTACCGCCCGAAAGTCAACATGAGCGACAGCCTGACCTCTTTGAAAAAGCAGGCAAAGGAATTCGTGGACGGCATTGTGGCCGACGTGGCCGCAATCGAGGGCATGGACAACGCCGCCGAGATCATGGTGGAGTACCGTAGCAATTTGGATTTGCCCAACGCCATCAAGACTGTGGGTGACCGGCACAAGGCGCTGGAGGAACAGCGTCGGCGGGAGGAAGAGCGCCGCGCCCGGCAGGCAGAGCGGGAAGCCGCTGCCGAAAAAGCCCGAGCCGCAGTTGCGATGGCTTCAGCGGTTGACCTGCCCGCCCCGGTGCAGGAGCCGCCCGAATTGCAGGAAGCCGGCACTCAGCCGGAACCCCAGCCTGAACTTCAGCCCACCCCGGCGGCTGAGCCTATCCTGATGACCCGCTTTTATGCGAAAGGCACCAAGGCTCAGCTGATCGGTTTGAAGCATTATCTGGAAAAGGAAGGTATTGAATATGGCAACTTATAATCAGATGCAGGTTAAGCAACAGCCCAAGTTTTCTGTTGCAATCACCACCAAGGGCTATCAGTCCTTGATTTCCAACACTCTGCGCGACCCGGCCCGCGCCCGCCGGTTTACGGCCAGCATTACCTCGGCGGTGGCCGTCAACCCCGCCCTGCAGGAATGCGATGCCGGCACGATTCTGGCTGGTGCCCTGCTGGGCGAAAGCCTGAACCTCAGCCCGTCCCCTCAGCTGGGGCAGTACTACCTCGTGCCTTTCAAGCAGAAAGCCAAGTATGACCGCAACAACAGGCTGATCCGCCCGGAGAGTGTCACGGCACAGTTTGTTCTGGGCTATAAGGGCTACATCCAGCTGGCCTTGCGCAGTGGCCAGTACAAGGATCTGGATGTTATGGTCATCAAGCAGGGCGAGTACCTCGGCAAAGACCCGGAAACCGGAAAAGCCAAATTCCAGTTCGTCGAGGACGACGATCAGCGGGATGCACTGCCCACGGTAGGCTATATGGCCTACTTCGAGTACCTCAATGGCTTCCGCAAGGCGCTGTATTGGTCGAAAGAGAAGATGATGACCCACGCCGATACCTATTCCAAGGCTTTCAGCCGCAAGAGCTATGAAGATCTGATGGCTGGCAAAGTCCCGGAAAGCGAGATGTGGAAGTACTCCTCGTTTTGGTACAAAAACTTTGATGACATGGCAAAGAAGACCCTGCTTCGTCAGCTTATTTCCCGCTGGGGCGTTATGAGCATCGAGATGACGAAAGCCATGGAGAGCGACAACGCCGTGGCAACGGTGTCCGACAACAACGAGATCGTCACCGAGCCGGAACCGATGCCCGGCGCATCCGATCAGCCGGAACTGCATACCGGGAAGCCTGAGGTGGGCGATGGGCAGGCATTGCCCCATGTGGACATTGCTCAGAGCGAACCCACGACCGCCGAGCCGGTGGTTGACCTCAGCTCGTTATGATCGACTACAACATCATCGCAACTGGCAGTAAAGGCAATGCGGTGGTGATTGACCAAAAAATCCTGATTGACTGCGGCGTGTCTTTCAAGGCACTGTCAAAAGTATACCGGGCGTTGAAGCTGGTTCTGCTCACTCACATTCACAGTGACCACTTCCAGCCGACAACGCTCCGGCTTTTGGCAGAAAACCGCCCCACGCTCCGTTTTGCGTGCTGTGCATGGCTGTGCAAGCCGCTGGTGGATGCAGGGGTGCCGGTCTCGCAGATTGATGTTCTGGAGCCGGGGCACATGTATGGATACGGCATCTGCAACGTCAGGCCCGATATGGTCAAGCACAATGTTCCGAATTGCGCTTGGAAAGTCTGGCTCCCATCATGGAAGCTGTTTTACTGCACAGATATGAACAATTTGAACGGCATCACGGCTCCGAACTATGACCTGTACATGGTGGAAGCCAACTACGATGACGCGGAAATCCAAGCCAAAATTGCAGAGAAAAAGCTGAACGGTGAGTACATTTACGAGCTGGGCGTGCTGCACAACCACATGAGCCTTGCCAAGATCAATGACTGGTTATATGCCAACATGGGGCAGAACAGCGCCTATATCTATATGCACTGCCATCAGGACAAGGAGAATGCCACATGACCGGACGGCTGGTGGACATGGCTTTTACCCTCAACGGGAAACAGCGGGTCACGCTGGAAATCAACGGCGACTTCCGGGAAATCTGGGACAGGCTCCATCAGGAGCCGGTTCTGGACGTGGAAATCAAAAAGCACAGGGAAAAGCGCAGCCTGTCGGCAAATGCGTATTTCCACGTTCTGTGCAACAAGATTTCTGCGGAGACCGGCGAGAGCGAGGATGCCGTGAAGCGGCGGCTCGTGGTTTCGTATGGAGCGCTTGCCCGCGACAAGGACGGCAAGCCTGTTGGCCTGAAACTCCCGCCGACCGTAGATCCCAGCGACTTTTACCCTTATGTCCGGCTCTATGAAACCCGGCAGGAAAACGGAAAAGACTACTCCTGCTATTTTGTCTACAAGGAAAGCCACAAGATGGATTCAAAGGAATTTGCTCATCTTGTGGACGGCGCAATCGAAGAAGCCAAGGAACTGGGCATCCAGACGGATACCCCGGAACAGCTGGCTCGTTACAAAGAAGAATGGTCGAAATGACCGGAAAGGACAATCACAATGGAAATGGTTTCTATCCCGCTGGGGCAGTATGAGGAATTTCTTTCAATGCGGCTGGAACTGCACCTGATCTACACCAAGTGCCGCAAAGAGGGGGCTTATGCAGCGGGTACTTTCACTGAAGACATGATGAAGATGCTGCATCCTGATCTCATGCCGATGCATCCTGCGCAGTGCCCGGCGATGCCGATGAAAGTGCCTGAGGTGATGCCCGATGCTTAACAGCTGTGATTTTCAGGGGCGGCTGGCCGCTGATCCTGAACTGCGGACCACCCAGACAGGAAAGCAGGTGGCAAGTTTCCGCATGGCGGTTGACCGGGACATGGTTGATGCCAACGGCCACCGCCCTACGGACTGGCTCACCTTTACCGCATGGGGCAAGACGGCGGAGTTCGTCAGCAAGTACTTCCGCAAGGGAAGCGCCGCTGTGGTTCATTCCCGCTGCCAGACGCGGCAGTATGAGGATAAGAACGGCAACAACCGCACGGCGATTGAGTTCGTGGTGGACAACATCTATTTTGCTGGGCCGAAGCAGGACAACCAGCAGGGGACCGTGGATGATGGCGGGACGAACCCGCCACCGGCCACCTATCGGAGCCAGCAGCCCCAGCAGATGGGCTTTGCCACCCAGAGCCAGCGCCAGCAGTGGCAGGGGGCGGCCGATCACCCCGGCAATGTTCAAGTCAGCCAGAGCTTTTCTCAGGGCAGTGACGATGATTTCTCGGTTCTGGACGATGCCGATGATCTGCCGTTCTAACCGAGGTAAGGGGGTGGTTGGATGGTAAAGCCAGACAACTACGTTATGCTTCTGGGCTGGATGCGCACTGAATTGAACCTCAAAGGAAACGAATTGAACTTATATGCAATAATCTACGGATTTACGCAAGATGGCGAAACTGAATTTTCGGGAAGCATCCGCTACATGCAGGAATGGCTTGGAGCGGAAAGCAAGCAGACCGTGTTCAATACGCTGGATAAGCTCATCAAAAAAGGGCTGGTTCAAAAACGCACAGAGGTTGTAAATGGCATCAAGCACAATTATTATCTGGCGGCTCCGAGGGGTAGTCTAAAAATTAGACCACCCCAGTCCAATTTTTATACCGGGGTAGTCCAAAATTTAGACCACCCTAGTCCAAATTTTAGACCTAATAATATAGAAGATAATATAGAAGATATTCTAGTTATAGAGGACGGCGGCACCCGCAAAAAAGACCCACGGCTGGATGCAGACCTGAGCAAGATAATCAATGCGTATCAGGCCAATATTGGAACCTGGCCGCGTATCTTGACGGATGACCTACAGCGCTGGAGAGAACAGTTCAGCACAGAAATGTTGCTTTTGGCGATTTCTGAGGGTGCAAAGAACGGCGCCCATAAGTGGAGCTATATTGAATCTATATTAAGGCGATGGAAAAAAGACAACATCAAAACTCCCGGTGACTTTGAAGCGTGGGAAGCACAGCGAAAGCCCTCAACTGGGCAACAGCCGAAACGCTCTGCGGCAGAGGATTATGATGAAATCTTTAGAGAACTCTTAGGAGGCTCAGCGTGACAGACAAAAAACTGAAAGAACTGCTGATAGTGATTGACAATCGCTATGGCCGTGTTCGCAGCAAAGAAGATCGTATAATCGATCTCAAAACTTGTGTTCAGGCATTCGGCATGGTTCCTGACGAAATTGTAGAAAAGGCACTATATGCTGCATTTGCGAAGTGCCGGTTTCCGAATCAGATCATTGTTGACTGGTGTGAGGAAATTAAAAAGTTGCAGGCTACTGTAAAGCCCTCGGCAAACGACCTCTGGGCGCAGGCGGCGACCGCCGCCCGGCAGATTACGGCAAACCTGTACTACATGACTCACGGCGGGCTGGTAACTCCTACCGGGAAGCTCACCGGGGAGGACTTCAAGACCCGCAATGCTGAGATTTTCGCCACCCTGCCGGTGGCGGTGCAGCGCTGGGCTGGCTCTCCGGCAGAGCTGAGCACGACCTTTGGCCGTGACAGCGCAGACCTGCTCCAGTTCGTGAAGCCGGGCTTCATTCGGGCTGTACAGGATGCCCCGGTTGAGAATTTGAAGCCCCCGGCACTGCCCGGCGGGGCAAAGGCTCAGATTGGAGGTTGAAATGCAGTTTCGTTCTATCGTGTCGCTGGCCTGTGCAGTCAGCCTTTTTACCGGCAGCGCTCTTGCCAGCGCGGTCTATGCCCGCCGGGTGGATGAACTCACCATGGAGAGGGACATTTACGCCAGCCGGGAAGAAAACTGGATGAACAAGGCCGTGGAGCGCAAGGAAACCATTGAGCAGTTGCAGACCGAGGTTGAGCAGCTCACGGACACCATTGCCGCAGATCAGAGCATTGCCCTTACATACGCAGGGGAGTTTCATTGCACAGCCTACTGCTCCGAGGAATACCCGCATATCTGCGGGGAGGGGCAGGGCATCACTTCCAGCGGCGCAAAGGTTCAGCCGGGCGTGACGGTGGCCGCAGACACCAGCATCTTTCCCTATGGCACAGTCATTCTGATTGAGGGCGTAGGGATGAGAGTGGTACAGGATACCGGCTCGCTCATCAAGGAAAATGCCTTAGATGTGGCCGTAGGCACCCATGCGGAAGCGATTGCGTGGTCTGGCTGGGGTTCTCACAAGGTCTGGATTGTGACAGGGGGTGAGACGGATGCCGCTGAATGAGTACGGTGAAAAGCTGGATTCCAACGGTTATGCGCCCAGCATCCTGCATGATAAGCCGGTCTGCCTGATCTGCGGGCGGTATGGTACAGCACGGCATGAGGTGTACTTCGGGAGTGCCTACCGGGCAAAGAGCAAGCGTCTGGGCCTGTGGGTGACGCTTTGCCCGTGGTGCCATCAGAACGGCCCGACCGCCATCCACAACAACCGTGATGCTGATCTCCGGCTGAAGCGCTGGGCGCAGAAAAAGGCTATGGAACACTACGGCTGGCCGGAAGCCAGGTTTATTCAGGAATTTGGGAGATCGTATTTATGAGTGAAAAATGCTCGATTATTGCCATTGATCCGGGCAACAGGCAGAGCGCCTACTGCGTTATCGACTGCAACACATTGAGGCCGCTGGAGTTCGGCAAGGTCGATAACGAAGAATTGCGCAACAAGCTGGTTTTCGCCAATGAACAGGGCTGGCAGTGGGCGGTCATTGAAATGGTGGCTTCCTACGGCATGGCCGTGGGCAGGGAAGTGTTTGATACCGTCCTCTGGATTGGGCGTTTCTATGAAGCACTGTCCATCCAGATGGCGCAGAAGCCGCGGCTTCTCTGCCGCATCGAAGAAAAACGGCACATTTGCCATGACAGCCGGGCAAATGACCCGGCCATCCGGCGGGCGCTGATTGACCGTTTTGCAACCCACGATTTGAAAAACGGAAAAGGCACCAGCAAAAACCCAGATTTCTTTTATGGCTTCAAGGCGGACATCTGGGCGGCATACGCCGTCGGCCTGACCGCCATCGAAAACCACAACAACGATTACAAAATTTCATCTGATTGCTGAAAGGAGTACATACCATGAGCGAAATTTCCAACTACGAGGCCCAGAAGAAAAAGCTGCAGGGCCTGTGCGATGAGCACAACTTCACGTTCCGCTTCTTCAAGGACCGCTATCCCATCACGCTGGTGATCACCCCCATCAATGACGTTGCCACCCAGATGGATATGCTGGGCAATGTGGAAGAAACCGGCTATTGCAGTCAGGATTCTTCTATGTGCTGGTACTTTGAGAACAGCGAGCTGAAGACCAAGGTCAAGGGTACGTTCAGCATCGACAAGGTTCTCCGCACCAAGATTGAGAACATCCTGCTGAAGATGATCTCTTTCTGGCAGCAGTACTTCTTCCGTGACCTGATGGAGAACGGCAAACTCCGCAATTTCGGCGTGCCGGTGCCTGATGTGCCGGATTCCAATTCTCAGAGGGATTCCCAGCAGGACACCAAGCAGGAGACCCCGCAGGACGACACCGACGATGAACCGGCCGAGGACTCCGCTGAGGACGATACGGAGGAATAACCGATGGCAAAGGCAACGGCAGTGCGAAATATCCGGGACGACCACCAAAAAGCATTCCTGAAAATCTTCAACAGTCTGTGCGGCCGGTTCAATCGGTGGCAGGTCTGGCAGGACTTCGTGATGGTGACCGCCATTGAGATTTCCAATGCCACCGACAAACAGAATGCTCCAGAGCGCACCAAAACCTATCAGACCATCATTTCCAAGTACAGCGATGCCGAGCAAAATAAATTTGCTGAATTGCTGGCCGAGGTCATCATGGGAATGGAGCAGAACCCCGACCAAGATTTTTTAGGGGAACTGTACATGCTCTGTGAGCTGGGCAACGATGCATCCGGGCAATTCTTCACCCCGTATGACGTTTGTAGGTGCATGGTGGAAATCTCCGGGGGAAGCGACCCGGCGGCAGAGAATGCCGGATTCTTTTCGGTTTCGGACCCGGCCTGCGGTGCGGGCGCACTGCTGATTGCTTTTGCCAACCTGTGCAGGAGAAAAAATATCTGCTACCACGACAAGGTGCTTTTTGTGGCGCAGGATATTGACCTGATTGCAGGACTGATGTGCTACATCCAGCTCAGTTTTTTAGGCTGTGCTGGATATGTAGTCATCGGGAACACCATTACAGAACCAAGCACCGCGTATGATCGCCGTGGGCTGCTCCCGGCGGGGCCGCAAAGCAGGATTTGGTACACACCGTTCTTTTCTACGGACATTTGGTTTCTGCGCCGCCAGTGGGCGCAGATAGAACTTCTGATGAAGCCTGTCTGCCGCCAGACCGAGCAAGCAGAGCCGGAACACAAAAAGGATGATGCTGCACCGCCGTTGTGTGAGACCAAGACCGGGCAGCTCACATTTTTCTGAAACCATGGAGGAAAATAAATCATGACAGAGATCACGAACATTGCGTGCAGGAGACTGCATCCGCACCCTGACAACCCCCGCAAGGAACTGGGGGATTTGACGGAACTTGCCGCCAGCATCAAAGAGAACGGCATCTTCCAGAACCTGACCGTTATCCCCGGCCACTACCTCAACAGCCGGGAGTACATTGCGAAGTGCGTTGACGAGGGCGGGGATGCCGCAGCAGCAGCGGCAGCATGGACACCCAAGGCTGTGTGGTCCAGCGATGACTACACCATCATCATCGGGCATCGCCGGGCCGCGGCCGCACAACAGGCAGGATTGTTTGAAGTGCCCTGCGTGGTCGTGGAAATGGACGAAAGGGAACAGCTGCAAACCATGATGATTGAGAACATGCAGCGTAGTGACCTGACTACCTATGAGCAGGCGCAGGGCTTCCAGCTGATGCTGGATCTGGGCGACACGGTAGAGCAGGTGGCATCCAAGTCTGGCTTCTCCCAGTCCACCATCCGCCGCAGGGTGAAGCTCCTTTCTCTTGACCGGGATGCGTTCCGCCGGGCAGAACTTCGCGGCGCCACTCTTTCGGACTACGCAGAGCTGGATAAGATTGAGAGCGTTGAGGACAAAAATAAGGCGCTGGAAGCTCTTGGCACTCAGAACTTCCGCCGGGTGATGCAGGAAGTTCTGGAAAATCAGAAGTGGGAACACCGCAAGGCTGAATGGATTGCAGACCTCAAGAAATTTGCAATCGAAGACCCGAATGCTACTTATCAGACCCACGAACACGTTACCGGGTACAGCAAGTGGAACATCACCAAAGATGTTGTTGTGCCGGAAGATGCAGATCATGTCCAGTATTTCTACAAGGTGAGCAGTGGGCAGATTGATTTGTACAAGACCCGTGATGTGGCCGCAGAGGATGCCGAAAAGGCAAAGCGGGATGCCGCCCGCGAGGAAGAACGCATGATTGGGGAAAGTTTCCACAACATCACGGAACTTATGTTCAATCTCCGCCGTGAATTCGTGGTGGAGCTGACTCCTACCGATTGCAAAAAGGGCTTCCCGGCTATTGCCCGCTACATGGCCTGTGCCGCAGACGATGATTTTGATTTAGACCTGACGCTGATTGGAAACATCCTCGGTGTGGAGCTGTCGCAGGAATTTGTGGACAGTTCCGGCAAGGACTGGTACAAAATTCTGGATGAAGATGGGGTCTACGGTGCAATGCCGGAAAAGGTGCTGCTGGCACTTGCCTATTCTTCGATGGACAGCAGCTATTGCGGTTACTGGAGTAAGGACTGGAATGTTGAGCGCCAGAAATATGTGTACTCTTATCGGGAAAATCCGACACTGGATGCCACCTATGAAATGCTGACGGCGCTGGGGTATGAGATCAGCGACGATGAGCAGGCATTGCGGGACGGCACCCACAAGATTTTCCGGGAGTACGGCCCCGATGAAAAGAAGTGGTCGGATTGTGACTACTGCAAGGCGGCACACCCGAACTGTGATAAGTGCTGCAAAGCCTGTGATGAACCTTGCAATGCCGTTCAGGACTGCAAGAAAAATGAAGAAAGGACTGAAAACGATGAATGAGAAAACTATGGGGGCTATCCCTGTTTCTGCACTGGAGCGTCTGGAGCAGAGCGCTGTGAAGCTGAGCCTGATTACTTTTTGCCTGCGTCACGAGGAACTCAAGGCCGCACCTGATGCGGCGGAGATCCACAGCATCAAATCTGACCTGAGCCGGGCATTGCGGGAGGTCAGCACCAATGCTGCCGCCTGTGCGCTGACCGGCGGCATCCCGGAAAAGGCAAAGGCAAGCCCCCCTGCGGGGGCAGAGCCTAAGCGTATCCAGCGGAAAGAAATCCCCAAAGGCACGGCCTACGGTGTCCTGCGCCTGCGCTGCCCGAAATGCGGGGATGTGTTTGGCCGGTTCCTGCGGGAACCCAGCGCCAGCGTGACCTGCCGCTGCGGCGGAGAGGTTCAGCTGGACAACCTGACACGGTATGAATTCACCTGCCCCTGCTGTGACTTTGAAGCCCGTGGCCGCACAAATCTGGAAGACCCCGAAATCGCGGTGCCCTGCAAGTGCGGCAACCCGGTCACGATGAAGTGGGACCGCAACAAGCGTATGTACCATGAATGAAGGCGGAAGCAATGACACTTGTGGGTGCCGCTGCTGGAGCCGCCGGAGGAAGAAAAGCAATGAAAGAAAAAACCATCACAGTTTCGCATGAAGTGTCACCGGAATATGGAAAATGCAGTTTCGGTGGGGACTTTTGGGGAGAAGAAGTGTGCAAGTACCACGCACTTCGTATCCAGACACACGGAAATAAGGCACCGCCGGAATACAGAAAACCCAAGTGCCTGTTATTCAACTGCTGGCTTGATGAACCGTACAAAAAGTGCGAGATGTGCCGCAAGGCGTGCGCGGAGGTGGACAGGAAGTGAAAGAAGCAATCCGTGCTCGATGCCCTTTGTGCGGCGGGGAAATTATAGTTTCCGAGTATTATCAGACATCACGAGATTACAAAGTTCTGATGAACGGGAAACTGTCCAAACGGTACATCGTCACCGATGCCGGTCCCATAAATTCGATGACAGCATCATGCGGCAGTTTTTGCGGCGCATACTGGGAGCATGAGGAGTTTGACATTTCCGAGGACGGAATGTTTTACGATAAAAAATATTTGGAAGAAGAGGTTAGCACATGAAAGCAGTCCTTATCAGCATCAAGCCCAAGTGGTGTGACCTGATCCGGCGGGGGCGCAAGACGGTTGAGGTCCGCAAGACCTGCCCGAAGCTGGAAGTGCCGTTCAAGGTTTATATCTATGAGACCATGGATGGCGGTCGTGGGAGCGGCCTTGTTTTCGGTGAGTTCGTCTGCATCGGATTTGATGTGTTCAGGCCGATCGGCAAGGGCATCAGCATCAAGCGCTTCCCTGCATTGTATGAAAGCTGCCTGACCCTTGATGAAATCGTAAAGTATGCGCAGGGTGAGCCGGTATACGGCTGGCAGATCTCTCAGCTGAAGCTCTACGAGGAGCCGCTCAAGCTGGAGGACTTTTCCCGCCACGGTTTCTGTGGCATGAACGGGACTGGTGTTTGCGGCAATGCAGACTGCGAGAACTATCAACCGTCTGGCAACTATATGGAGCCGCCTACCTGTGCAGTCAATGGCTGCACCCTGTATGAAGCGCCGCAGAGCTGGTGCTATGTGGAGGAAAGGAGGGATTCGGAATGAAGTGGATTCAGATTACCGATGTCATAAAGTGGATTGCTGTGTGCGTTGCAATCTCCATTTCTGTTTATGTGACAAGGGATGGAAGATACCTCTGGTTTCTTCTCATCCCTGCATTCCTGATTTAAGTGGGGTGATGGCAATATGAGAGATTGTTCTATATGCAAGGCGAGGGCGTACTGCTGGGAAGCAGTTGAACCCGGCTCCATCATGTGCGGCATCAACCTGATGCAGCATGGTGGGACGAAAAGTGAACCCGAAACGCCACGGTCGATAAGCGTGAAGCTGAGTCCGACCTTTTGCGCATACTGTGGTAAGCCGCTGAAAATTATTGGGACAGAGCGCTTCTGCAACAACGTCCAGTGCTTCAACCGCTTTCAGAATGTATAAAGGGGGATGCCTGATGTCAAATTTTCAAAAAGATGTCCAGCTCCTCACTGATTTGCAGGAGCTGATCTCCGATGCAGAGCGCACCGCCAATATGCCGGGGTATGCGGGAGCTGTGTTCAATGCAATCTCCCCGGCGCTGAAAGCGGCCATGCCGGCAGCACAGAAGAAAGCCCGGCGGCAAATCGATGTGCTGACCCGCGCCAAAGAACGGCTGATGGAGCTGATGGAGGAACCGCAGAAATGACCAACGGTGACTTTATCCGCTCGATGTCGGATGCAGACATCCGGGAAAACTTCACCCAGCTGCTCTGTGAATTCGTCCAGCGGAAGCAGACGAGCCGTTGCCGGAGCAGAGAACATTGCTTCCACTGCATCAAGGACTGGCTGAAAGAAGAAAGCGTGGCGCTTAGGAGGGCCGATGATGACACTGAATGAGATTCGCAAGCTCCGGGGGATGACCCTCAGCGAGTTTAGCCGGCAGTCAGGATTGTCCCCGCATACTGCGCGGAACCTGATGGGCTACCGGGAACTCTACGGCAACCCTCGGCTGGACACGATGGTGGATGCGGCGCGGGCGCTGAATGCGGTCGTGACGATCACCCCCAAGGGCGTGACGATCCGCGCCAGAAAGGAAAGCGCATGACTCCTATTCCATTCCGTGAGCAGAACATCACCTATAACCCGCCGGAGGGCATGGAAGACAAGTGCGAAGCGCTTCCAGCTTTCCGGGGAGAGGGACAGGTGATCTCCTGCTGGCATCTTACATTATGGGAGCGCATCAAGCTCCTGCTGACCGGGCGGCTGTGGTTCTCGGTGATCGGCAATGGACAGCCGCCTATCTGGCTGGGCGTGGATTGCCCGTTCATCCATAAATAATCCGACTGCAAGACCTGTATTTTTGCCGTAAAATGTGCTAAAATAATTGGGTAGCACCTCTACAAATTGGAGGCCGCGCACATATTACTGGAGGTCAGGTATGACGGTGCAAGAGCTGTCCAGATACTTAACGCTTCGCAAGCAGATTGATGAGGACAAAGAAATCTACGAGAACATGTGCCAGAAGATGGGGCCAGCATCCCCGTCACTGTCAGGAATGCCCCATACTCCCGGTGTTCGTGACAAGGTTGGTGATCTGGCCGCAGACCTGGCAGATTTGGATGCCGGCATCAAAGAGCTTGAAGCCGAAGCCGAGAGGGTGCTTCCAGCAATAGAAGAATTCTGCGTGTCGATTTCAGACCCGCGGATGCGCCTGATTTTCAGGCTCCGTTTCGTGCGGTGCCGCTCATGGGCAGAGATCGCAGGAACACTCGGACGGTACTATACCGAAGCCGGAGTGTGCAAGATGGCATATAATTACCTCAAAAAGATAGCCTGAACCAAATTCAAAAGGCCGCTGCTTCAGTGTGAAAATGCTGATTCAGCGGCTTTTTCTTTTGCTTGCCTGCAACGGGTGGAAAGCGTAGTTTGTCAGATGACTTCCAATGGTTTCTGATGGGTTCCAATGACTTCCAATCGGTACGAATGCTTTCCAATGCTTTCTGATGACGCAAGGCGCAAGGCATGGTATTATTATGCTACAAAATCCTAAACAAAGCCGGGCGGTGCAGATCATCTGATGTGCGCCGCCATTTTTATGGGAAGGAGGATTTTTTCGCCCCGCGTTGCTCCTTTGCGCGGGAAATCGTGCTTCCAGTCATCCCCGGTTCGCCGCCGGGGCTGTCTGAAAGCAGGTTATCATAAGGAGCAATTCATGGAAATCAGAAAAGTACCTATCAGCCTGCTCAATGCAGCACCCTACAATCCGAGAAAGGATTTGCAGCCCGGCGACCCGGAATATCAGAAGATTGCCCGGTCAATCGAAAAGTACGGCTGTGTTGAGCCTATCATCTGGAATGAGAAGACTGGCAACGTGATTGGTGGTCACCAGCGCTTGAAAGTGCTGGCGGCGACCGGCGCGGTGGAAGTGGATGTCAGTGTGGTGCAGCTGTCCCTTGAGGATGAAAAGGCCCTGAATCTGGCGCTGAACAAAATCAGCGGCCAGTGGGACAATGAAAAGCTGTCTGCCGTCCTGCAGGATCTTTCTGCCGGCTTCGATGTTGAGGTGACAGGCTTCGACCAGCATGAGGTTGACGCACTGGTTGCATCCTTTGCGGAGAGCGGTCACGAGTACGAACTACCCGGCTCTGAACCCTATATCAATAATTTCTTTGATTCCGGGGTTCAGGCAAAGCCCAAGTCCGAGGAACCCGCCGCCGCCCCTGCACCGGAAGTCCCGGCGCAGGATGCAGGGGTGCAGCCAAGCGCTGCACCCGCATCCGATGAGGTGCAGACAGCCCAGCCCGGTGGAAAAAAGACCGTCATTGTGCCCGATCTGTCTGAACAGGACGCAACCACCCTCGTGGACGTTCTCAAGGACATGGGCTTTGCGTACCGTCTGGAGGATGCGGCATGACACAGTATGTGATATGCGCACTTCAGATGGAGGGCTTTCACTGCTGGCCGGAGGCTGATGGAGAACTCGCATATCTCAAAAACTCGCACCGTCATATCTTTTTTATTACGGCAGAGTTTCCAGTTCGCAATGCAAACCGTGAAATAGAAATCATCAGCCAACAGAATGCAATCAAGCGCTATCTTCTCTCCAAGTATGGGGATGAGGATGGCGCTTGTCATTTTGGGCGGCGCTCATGTGAGGACATCGCCGCTGAAATCCTGAACCAGTTTGAAAACTCCACATCCTGCACCGTCCTTGAAGATGGGTTTGGGGGTGCGCGAGTTGTTCGATAGCAACATCAAAGTGCATTTTGCCGGGAGCGACGGCGGAGAGATATTCTACGCCGCCCTGCTGGCAGCACAAACCAAATACCGGCTGTTTTCCTGTTACAAGTACATTCTCAAGCGCCGCCCGGATGATGATTTCCGGCTCCCGGCGGACCATGTAATCCGTGTGCAGGACACAGTCAACCGCCATGTGATACAGGATAGCGGCCTGTTCACGCTGATGTTTGGTGCTGGGAAAGGGCAGATGCAGACGTTGGAAAGCCTGACCGAGTGGCAGGACAAGCTCATAGCATTCGTGCAGCAGAACGATCTCCGATGCACCTGCGTCGAGCTGGACTGCCAGAAAGTGCTGGGCGTGAGGGAAGCGTGGTACTTCCGGGAGCGGATGAAGAAGCTGCTGGATAACCCCCAAATCAACGTATTCCATTTTGAGGATGGGATGCGGGGACTGGACAGCATGATAGATTTCAGCGACTACATAGCCCTGAGCATCCCGGAGCTGCGCATCATCAAGCCGAAGACGTTCCGGGAGGACACCCGCTATCTGACCCACTACATCAAAAACCGCAAACCTGAGATCGACATCCACCTTTTGGGATGCACCGATGTGAAGATGATCGCACAGAACTGCTTCTGTACCTCCGCAGACAGCACCAGCTGGCTATCCGGGGTTAAATACGGCTGGTTTGATGATGGAAACCAAAAGGCACATATCAATCAGTTCCGGAAAGACCTCATAGAACAGCGGCTATCCGCGGTGAGGACCATTACAGAGGGCAGGGGGCTGGAGCTGACAGATAAAACGCTTCTCTATGGAGCGAGAGCCAGCCTGTGCGCCACCATCTGCAAACAGAAATATACACGAGCCGCAGGCTCACAAGAATAGGAGCAAAAATGAAAAAGACAAACGAGAATTTGGTGATCCTGATTACGTTGTTTGCAATCAGCATCGTCATTGCCAATGTGACCGGCGCACGAACCATTACCACCGGCCTGCATATCGGCCCCATCGAGCTGGCCTTGAGCGGCGGCGCCATCACCTATGCCGTCACATTCCTCTGCACAGACATCATCGGCGAGATCTGGGGCAAGGCCACGGCCCAGCGCGTGGTGAAGTATGGCTTTATCGGCCAGATTTTTGCCACCGCCTGCATTATGCTCACCGGCGTTTTCCCTGCAACGGATGCCGTCATGGACAATGCCTATCAAACCCTGCTGGGGCAGAACTGGATCTTCGTCATCGGCAGTCTGTCCGCATACCTCGTTTCCCAGTCGTGGGACGTGGCCGTATTCCATGCAATCCGTGACCGCTACATTGCCAAGCATGGTAGCACCAAGGGTGGCCGCTGGCTCTGGAATAACGGCAGCACCATCACGAGCCAGATCTGGGACACGGTGATCTATGCGGTCATCAGTTTCGGCTTCGGTCTGGGCTGGGTGCATACCCACGAGGGCCGGATGCAGCTTATCGGTATCATCATCGGGCAGTATCTTCTGAAAGCCTGTCTGGCGCTGTTGGATACTCCCTTTTTCTATTTCTTCACAAGAAATGCAGACCGCCGCTGACGGCATCGTGTAGCGTGCGCTCTGTGTTCCGTCTGCCAGTTTGAGCAGAAACAAACAAAGGAGGATGGTGACTATGTAGATGGACAAGCGGGATAAAGGCTACACCCTGTATAAAAAAGGGCTGTCCTGCACCGAGATTTCCAAGAAGTTGGATGTGTCTATCAACACAGTAAAGTCATGGCGCAAGCGCTACTGGACGCAGGGTGCAGATGCACCCGCAAAACGCACCCTGCACCCAGAGGATGCACCCGCCGCACCTGACCCTGAAACAAGACCAAAACAGGGCGCGCCGCCGGGAAATGTCAATGCCGTTGGAGCAGGTGCGCCAAAGGGAAACCGCAATGCCGTCAAGCATGGTGGGTGGTCTGAACTGATGTTCCGAAGCTGGACAGAGGAACACCGTCAACTGCTGGATGCCTGTGACGAAGATGTGGATGCAGAAGAACTGCTCATAAATGAGCTGAAATTGCTGACCGCCCGCGAGGGCTATCTGCTGGAGCGTATCTCCCACTATTCCAAAGAGGGAGCCTATGTTCAGACGCAGACCACATCCAAGAGAAGCAGGAACTTCAAGCGGCTGGATGGCGACACTGAAAAGGAAAAGAACGATTTGCAGGCCTATGTGGAGGCCATTGATGCCAAAGTATCAGCCGGGGAGCGTTTGCCGGGCAATGAAACCCTGACAAATTCCACTCTGGAAGCGTCTTACCTCATCATAGAGCGCTTGAACAAGCTCCTGACTGATGTACAGCGGCAGAAAGCCCAGTGCATCAAACAGCTGGCCGAACTGCGAAGCATGAGCGGCGGCGGAAAGAGTGAACTGGTTGACGACTGGGTAGCAGCCATTCAGGCCGCAGAGGAGATGGACGATGACGCGCCGTGAGTTTTTCCAAAGAAGAATACCGCGGTACCGAAAAGACCCGCTCCTGTTTTTCAAGGAAGTGACTCACTTTGAGCCGGATCCATGGCAGCGGGAAGCGGCTGTGGCGGTATCACAGCATCGGCGCGTTGCCATTCGTTCCGGGCAGGGCGTGGGCAAAACGGCACTGGAAGCCAATCTTATGTGGTGGTTCATTGCCTGTTTTTCCTACCCGCGCATCGTCTGCACCGCACCCACGATGCAACAGCTGGACAACGTCCTGTGGGCAGAAATGGCAAAGTGGCTGGACGCAAGCCCGGTGCTTCAAATGATGTTCACATGGACGAAGACCCGCGTGTACATGAACGGCTATGACCGCCGCTGGTTTGCCGTCCCGCGTACAGCCACAAAGCCTGAGTCCCTGCAGGGCTTCCACGAAGACAATATGCTTTTCGTGGTGGACGAAGCATCCGGCGTTGCTGACCCCATCCTTGATGCCATCGGCGGCACCCTGACCGGTGCCAACAACAGGCTTCTCTACTGCGGGAACCCCACAAAGGCGACCGGCGGCTTTGCTGAGAGCTTCCAAGGGGACGGCATGGACTGGTACTGCATGACGGTATCAAGCCGGGACAGCCCCCGCACCAGCAAGGAAAACATAGCTGCCCTCGAAAAGAAGTACGGCAAAAATTCCAATGTGGTGCGCGTCCGTGTGGATGGCCTGCCGCCGGTCGCGGACAGTGATGTGTTCATACCCAGCTACATTGCGGAAAAGGCCACCATGAATGAGCCGCTTCCGCATGACAGCCCGGTGCGACTCTCCATCGGCTGTGACGTTGCCCGCTTTGGTGATGACTGCACTGTCATTGCCCCCAACATAGATGCTGACGTTCAGGAACTGAAAATTCGGAACGGACAAGATCTGTGGGCAACGGCAGAGGACATCATCTTTGAGTATCTTTTCCTGCTGGAGAAGTACCCGCAGTACCCCGGCATGGTCTATGCCATCATTGATGATACCGGTCTGGGCGGCGGCGTGACCGATATTCTGCGCCATGAAAGGGAAGCCAGAGGGCTGAACCAGCTTGAGGTTATCCCGGTGAACTTCGGCGCATCCGTGCCGCAGGAGGATGCAGCCGCCAACTATGCCGACATATCCACATGGATGTGGTCACTGGTTCGTGACATGGCACAGAGCGGGCGGCTACACCTGCCCAATGATACAGAGCTGATTGCCCAGCTTTCCACGCGAAAGTACGCTTTTGCCGGAACACCGCCGAAGCTGAAGCTGGAGAGCAAGGACATTATGAAGCGGCGCGGCCTGCCCAGCCCTGACCGGGCGGATGCCGTGGCGCTGTCCCTGTATCAGCCCATCACCTACACATGGGAAATCGGATAGGAGGAAACAACAGAAACATGGCAGTATTTGGATTCGGACGGCGCAATGCCGTTGGGCGGCAGTACAATGGCGGGAACGTCAGCGTTATGCTGCCCCGGTACACTACGCCGCCTGAGCGCAATACGCGGGACTGGCTGGAAATGTTTGGCCGCAACCCGCGTTTGGCGGTTGTGGATCGCATTGCTTCCGACCTGTCCACCTGCGCCGGTAAGCTGTACCGCAAGGATGAAAACGGGGAAGAAGTGGAAATCACGGACCATCCCTTTTTGAATTTCATGGCGCATCCGAACCCCCTCTATGAAATGACTTGGGGTGCGTGCTGGCGGTTGCAGCAGATCTATCTGGAACTCAAGGGCGAGGGCTACTTCGTCTATGAATTTGATGCCCTCGGTCGTCCGGTGGAGCTGTGGCCGCTCCCTACACATTGGGTGCAGCAGACCCCCTATGTGGGCTACCCCTACTATGAAATCAGAACGACCGGCGGACTCATCCGGCAAATCCCGGTGGACGATATTTTCTGCATGAAAGAACTGAACCCGCTTGACCCCTACAAAAGAGGTCTCGGTGCGGCAGAGTCCCTTGCAGATGAGATCGAGACGGACGAGTACGCGGCAAAATTCCAGAAGAAGTTCTTCTACAACGATGCCACTCCGACCACGCTGGTCTCGATGCCGGGAAGCAGTAAGGATCAGCGTGACCGTTTCAGATCTGAATGGAATGAGCGCTTCCGGGGGCCGTTCAACTCCCACGGCATTGCCACGGTGGACGGCAACGTGACCGTGACGAAGCTGGCCGAGAACATGCGCGACATGGATATGACGGAGGGGCGAAGGTTCCTCCGGGATGCCGTGCTTGAGCATTTTGGTGTTCCGCGTGAAATCATGGGCATCACGGAGAGCAGCAACAGGGCCACGAGCGAAGCGGCTCAGTACATCTATGCCCAGAACGTCATTATGCCACGGCTCAACCGCCGGGAAGAAGCCATCAATACACATGAGGATCATTCTACTTTCTCTCCGACCATCAGCATCACGCTGGGCGGGGAAACCACAAAAGCCGATGCTGAAGAAATCGTCCGCCGGGTAAAACAGGCGATGGAAGATTTCTGGCAGGAGAAGAAAGAGGAAGAATATCACGAGCGCACCCTGCAGGGAGCGTATGCACAGTAGGGGGTGATTTTGTGGCATACACCATTACAGGCGAAAAGTGCGGGACGGTCCGCCTTGACGCTGAAAAGACCGGCGTAGTCGTAACGGAAAGCGTCCAGCGCAGCAGCATGGTTACGTCAAACCCGGTGGAAAAGGGTTCCGACATCAACGACCATGTTATCAATGATCCGGTGGTCTTTTCCATTACGGGTGTTTTTCTTGACGAAGATCAGTCCGATATTCTGGAAAGAATGTGGAAAGAAAAAGATGTGGTTGAGTATACCGGGCGCACCCGGATCTCTGACTGCGTTATAACCTCGTTCAAATCCGACATAAGCGCTGACAATAAAAACGGCTCAAAGTTCACCGTAAGCCTCAAGGTCATCAACCGGGTATCCGCAGAGTATGTGGCAAGCGGTGAGCAGATGATGTCCGCACAGGATGCCAACGCTTCAAAAAAGGTCAGCAAGTCGCAGACAAAATCGACTACGGCCGATGGTCTGCATACAACGGTGTCCCAGACTATTTCCTCCAGCGCGTATTCCTCTTATGTCAACAGCTATGCGAACAAGGCGGCAAGCAGCAGCGGGCCGTCTGGCCGCACGACAAGGGCCTACAGCGCCGCGTAAAGGAGTGAAGCTATGGAGGGGTTGAAACTCATCGACCTCGGAAATGAGGTCAGCTATATTGATGTTGACACGTCAAAGGTGCCTTATACGTTCTCCGTCAAGCTGGGCGACAGGACGTTTGCATTCAGCATCCGCTACAATGAGGTAGGCGGTTTCTTTACGGTAGATCTGTCGATTGCCAGCACAGGTGAAGTGCTGGTGTACGGTGATATTGTGAGATATGGCCGACCGCTGTTCAACAGCGTGGAGGATGAGCGCTTCCCGGTGCCGGTCATTATGCCGCTGTGCCTGACCGGCGACGATATTTCGGAGGTCACATTTGAAAATTTCGGCAAAGAAGTTCGGCTGTACCTCTGGGAAAGGAATGCAGCGTGAAGTTTTGGAAGCGTCAAGCGACCTTGCAAATAGGGTCGAAGCGGTTTGGCATGGATGATCTCTATTTCAAGTTTACGGTGCCATTTGAGGACAGCGAAAAACTGGGAACAGCGACCATCGAAGCCTACAACCTATCTCCGGCCACTCGCAACAGCATCAAAAAAGGAATGCCGATTATCCTCAATGCAGGATATGAGGGGGACATAGGTGCTATATTCACCGGGAAAGTTTCACAGGTTTCGGACAAGCATAGCGGCACAGAGGTCATTACCACCATTGCGGCCGCTGAAGCTCTGGAAGAATGGCTCTCGAAAGAGGTCAACAAGACCTACACCGCCGGGAGCAAGGCCAGTGCCATTGTAAAAGACCTGCTCAACATTTTTGGGCTTGAGGTTGGAACGATGGAGCTGGCGGTGGATAAAGAATACCCTCGCGGCAAGGTCTGTAAGGGCAAGGTGAAAAATGTCCTGACGGAGATTGTGACCTCTGACTGTAAGAGCCGCTTCCTCATAAGAAACGGCATTGTTACCATCAATGACCCCAAAACAGGCACGAAAACAGGATACGTCCTCAGTGCTGAGTCGGGGCTGTTACAGGCAGCGGAAGCCACGGACCGCACCGAAACAACAACCCGCCAAACGACCGTCAAGGATGGAAAAGAAAAGCAGGAGGTTACCTATAAGCGGGAATGCCTGCTGAACTACCATCTGGCCCCGGCGGATGTGGTGAAAATAAAGTCGGATACTCTGAATGGAAACCACCTTATCAAAGGCGGTCAGCATACAGGATGCCCGGATGGCGACTGGAAAACAACGATTGAGGTGAAGCCTGTATGAACGGCAAAAGAGAATATGACCTGAGAGATCAGGAGCGCCGTGAACAGGCGGCCAATGTCCGCGTTGGAGCCTTGTGCCGGGTGGAAAAATTTGACCCTGCGGCCATGCGGGTTGATGTGCAGCCGCTTTCCAAAGCACTGGATGCCGGCGTGTATCGTACCCAGCCGCAGATTTTGTCTGTCCCGGTCGCGCTGGTTCGGGGCGGCGGCTTTGTCCTGCGCCCCTGCTACAAAGCGGGGGATGTTGGGGTGCTGCTCTATATCGACCACGATATTGACCGCATTGCGGCATCTGGAGAAGAAAGCGAGCCGAACACGGAACGCAACCACTCTGATGAAGATGCCGTTTTTATCGGTGCATTTGTGCCGGCATCTAACCCGCTGTCTGGACTGCCGGACAACTGCCTTGTGATGGCGACCGAGGGCGGCGGGATCTATGTGGCAGTGAAACAGGACAAGGTGGAAATCAAGGGCGATGTGGAAGTTCAGGGCAAAGTTAAAGTCCGGGATGACGTGATCGCCAAAACGATAAGCCTTGTCAACCACAAACACACGGACAGCAGGAACGGCAACACGTCGGCCCCGCTGCCCTGAGGAGGGGAAGAATGGCAAACATTACTGTTCTGGCATTGGATCCTCAAACAGGAGATTTGTGCTTTGATGCCAATGGGATGCTGATGCTCCGTGAGGATGCAGAAGCGATCGCGCAAAACGTCAGAAACAATCTTCTGACATGGAAAGGCGAATTTCCACTCAATACCGATCATGGAACCGACTGGGAACGTGTTGTGCAGCAGCCCCGCAGTGAAGCGGTGGATGAAGCGGACAGCGTTGTGCGGTCGAGCATTTTTCAGGAACCGTATGTGCAGGAAATCAGTTCTCTTTCCATGACGGCCGATGGCCGGGCGCTCGGTGTGGAATTTTCGGGTGTCCTGTACAATGGCGAAACAATCAGAGTGGAGGTGAACACTGGTGGATGAATACGGATGGGGCCTGACCTCAGCTGGTTTCCGCCGCCCGACATACAATGAACTGCTGGATGCTCTGGAGCATAAAGCGAGGGAATTGTTTGGGGCAACGGCGAACCTGACCGTCAGAAGCCCTCTCGGCCTGTTCCTGCGCATTTTTGCATGGATACTCAATATCCTGTTCTCTGTGCTGGAAGATGTCTACAACAGCCGCTTTGTGGACACAGCGGTTGGCACCTCGCTGCTGAACCTCGGTAGAGCCATCGGCCTACGTGTGCTGTCTGCCCAGAAAGCCAGCGGCTATATCATGGTGACTGGCCCGCCGGGGGTCATAGTACCGGCGGGATGGCTGGTTGAAACTGCGGCCGGCATCCAGTTCTTTGCTGTTTCGGATACTGAAATTGGTGCAGAGGGTACGGTCATGGTGCCGTTCCGCTGCACAAGCACTGGCCCGGATGGTAATGTGGCGGCGGATACGATCACCACCATCACAAACCCCGGCTCGGTAGCCGGTATTACGGCTGTAACAAACCCGGCGGCGTTTACTGGCGGTAGAGAACGGGAAACGGATGAAGAATTCCGCGACCGCTACTATGCCAGCGTGGACTATGCCGGCGGCGTGAATGCGGACAGCATCCGTGCCGCCCTGCTCCAGAATGTTGATGGCATCATGGAAGCAAAGGTGTTTGAAAATGATACTGATGATGTGGATGACTACGGCCTGCCGCCGCACAGCATTGAAGCTGTTGTTTACGGCGGTCTGGACAGCGACATTGCGCAGATCATTTACAAAGAACTGGGTGCCGGCATACAGACGACCGGCCAGAAAGTGGTTGAGGTTATCACCGCTTCCGGAGCAACAAAGGCAATTCACTTCAACCGGCCGCACCCGGTACCTGTCTATGTGAAAGTGGTCGGGCTGTCTACCAGCGGGGACTTCCCCCATGATGGAGTAGACCAGCTCAGAGCGGCTATTGTCGCATACATCGGCGACAACGAAAGCGGCGGGGTGAGCATCGGCGAAACTTTGTATCACCAGCGGCTTCCGGCGGTGCTGTACAAGGTTCCCGGTGTTTTGGATTTCGATGTACTGATCGGTACGGATGCGGAAAATCTTCAGGCGGATAACATCCCGGTGGATAGCCGCTCCAAGGTTGTCACGGATGATGGGATGGTGACCATCGATGCGTGAATACGGCTATCTTGAAAAGATGCTGGACATACTGACAGACCCCTATACCCACCGGGATCTACAGAATGTCCGAAAAAACCGTAAGCTGGAAACGAACATCGGAAAACTGTTTTCCCTGCTGGCAGATGGCTTTGAGATCATCCATAAAAATGCCGAACTGGTTCGGCTGTGGGATGACCTTGAAAATGCTGAGGGCGCAGTCCTTGACCGCTATGGAGCCAACTTTGGTGTACAGCGCGGTGCAGCAAGTGATGCCCTCTACCGAATTTTAATCCGGGTCAAGATGCTGGCACAGCTTTCCGGCGGCGATGGCGATACCGTCATCCGGGCAGCGGGGGAGCTGCTGGGTGTTCAGTTTTCGGATATCGAGTTGCAGGACGTGTACCCTGCAAAGGTCGCACTGTATGTGGATCAGAGCTTGCTTTCTGAGGAACGGCTGGCGCTGATAGATCAGATTGCAGTTGCCCTCAAGCGTATTCTGACCGCCGGTGTTGGCCTACGCCTGTATCTGCGGACCTACCGCACATACCGCTATGACCTGAACATTGGTCACGGCGCGATGGTAAATGTGGTTCGCTGGCTTCCTCCCGTTTCACAGGACCGCAGTAGCCGGGCAGATTTCAAAATCGGCCACGGCGGCTTTACCGAAGCTGATTTCTATCCGCCGATTGTTGGAAAAGACCGGCTGTTTGAAAGCCGCTTTGAAACATCAAGAGGAACCTATCTGCCGCCTGTGATCGAGGGCGTATACCCTGACACTGTGCAGACGGCCACCATGGCGCATGAGGGCGTGCGTGGCGCTGTTTACCATACACACCTCAAGCCCAGAAGAATTGATTAAGGAGAGAGCTTATGGCGAAATATGAAGACGGCAGCTATGGGTCTGCCGCCGGCATTGCCCTGATCGCAAAGGTTCTTGCTGGCCGCTGTGCGATGAAATACACGCGGGTGGCCGTGGGCAAGGGCAATATCCCGGACGACAAGACCCCGAAAACCATGACGGAGCCTGCCGATTATGTCATGGATGCCGTGATTGCGGGCATCACCAACCCGGTGGATGGTGAGTGCCAGGTCACGGTGCAGATCAACTCGGCAAATGTGGACAAGGGCTTCTACTGCACGGCGGTTGTCCTTTATGCAGAAGACCCCGATGAGGGCGAAGTCCCTTATACCTATCTCGTGCTGGAAAATGAACCTGAATGGATCCGCCCGGCAAGTTCGATTGTGGGCAAGCTGGCTACCATTGATCTGATCGCCGCTGTTGGTGATGTTGATACCGTGACGGCGGCAATCGACCCGGAAGCCATTGCAACGGTGGCGGCAGTAAATGACCTGCTCCAGCGGCACAATGAAGACCCGGAAGCTCATGCCGGCATCATCATGGATGCAGTGGGTTCCGCCATGAAGAAGCTGGAGGAGTCCGGTCAGATCATGGATCAGAAGACTGTTGAGACTATGATTCGCAAGGAGATTGCGGAACATGGCAGCGGTGGGTACTACGGTACATACTTTCTGACGTTGGCTGCATCGGGCTGGGAACAGGCTGATGAAGAAAGCCCGGACTACAGCTATATCTATACCGCAGAACTTCCCGACAGTACGAGCGCCCTCATTCCGAGCGGCGCACCTCTGCTGGGAAGTTTTCATATTGCCGAAGATGCGGGTGTCGTGAACGGATGCGAAACCGGGGATGGAGTGGTGAAGTTCTACTCCAAGGAAATCCCCGCCGCAGACATTTCCACTTGCATCATTCTGTTTGGCAAGGGAGGGGGTGGAGAGAGTGACTTGACCGTTGCGACCCGCGAACAGCTGGGACACGTTAAGATTGGTAACGGAATCGAAGTGACCGAAGACGGCACGATTTCGGCCAATGCAAAGGTGTCCGAAGATCAGATTGCAACTTCGGATGATACTTCCGAAATGCTGAAAGAAATTTATGGTGAGTAAATCACAGAAAATTTAGGAGGAAAACTACTATGGCTTACAATGAGAAACATCTGGTAAAACTGGCTGACCTGAAGGCACTGGGTACCAAGCAGAAAGAGGTCGCCGATGCTCTGGCGGCGCGTGTTGATACTCTGGAGAATGTTGGCTCTCAGGCCAACGTCCTTGAGGGTGTCAAGGTGAACGGCACTGCGCTGGCTATTGCCAATAAGATGGTTGACATCCTGATCGCCACTGGCTCCAAGAACGGCAGCATTTCCGTGAACGGTGCTGATGTTGCCATCAAGGGGCTGGCCGCTCTGGCTTTCAAGGCAAAGGTTTCTCAGTCGGATCTCGATGACGCGCTGGCTGCTGTTCTGGAGGGCAAGGCTGACAAGGCAACTACTCTGGACGGTTACGGCATTACTAATGCCTACACCAAGGATGAGATCAACGCCAAGATCAGCGCTGTCTATAAGCCTGCTGGCTCTGTGGCCTTTGCTGAACTGCCCTCTCTGTCTGAGAGCATTCTGGGCAATGTGTACAATGTCACCGATGCTTTCACTACTACCGCCAACTTTGTTGAGGACGCGGGCAACAAACATCCCAAGGGCACCAATGTCGTGGTGGTCAAGGTCGGCGATGCCTATAAGTACGATGTGCTGGCCGGTTTCGTTGATCTGTCCGGTTATGTTGAAAAGGAAGCAGGCAAGGGCCTGTCTGACGAGAACTTCACTGCGGCCCTCAAGGATAAGCTGGACGGCATTGCGGCTGGCGCAAACAAGTATGTCCATCCCACCCACACCGCTGCTGCGAGCGGCTTGTACAAGACCACCGTGGATGAAGAGGGCCATGTGACCGCCACCACTCCTGTGACCAAGGATGACATCACCAAGCTGGGCATCCCTGCGCAGGATACCACCTATGACGAGGCTACCACTGCCAAGGCTGGCCTGATGTCCGCTGCGGATAAGACCAAGCTGGATGGCATGGGCGCCACCATCAATAAGGCCATTGCGGACCACACGGCTACCGATGCCGAGGTGTCCGAGATGCTGGCCGAGGTCTACGGCGAGTAAGTTCATAAGCATGGATAGCGGCGGGGATGTCCCGCCGCTTCCTTTTTTCGGGAGGTGATCCTATTGAGCGAAAAGCTCACGACCCTTTCCCAGCTTCGGGCGGTGTCCCAGAAGTCAAAAGATCGGGCGGCACAGGTGGCTGATGCCGCGGCCGCTGCTTTGGATGAAATGGATGGAGTAAAAGCGGATAAAACGGAGTTCGTTTCTTTTTCTATCCCTGCAACTGGCTGGAAAACTGACAGCAGTGTTCCCGGCTATACGAACTACATCGACATTGCAATCAGCGGCTTAACGGCGGCTGACTATGTGGCGGTGGATGTTGCCCCGGCCAGCAGCGCAGTTGCACGAGCGGCAAATTTTGTTGCGACCGAAAGCCGTGCCGGCATCCTCCGGCTTCGTGCGGCATCGGTGCCCACAGCTGCGATTTCGGCGCAGTACCACATCATCACGGCCGCAACAGCGGCAAAGGAGGGTTAATCTTATGGCATGGGGTCCTTTTAATGCTGGCGGTGGCGGCGGTTCGTCCGGCGGCACTGCGGCAGATATTTCCTACGACAACAGCAAGTCCGGCATCTCGGCGGCGAATGTGCAGGAAGCCATTGATGCGCTTTCTGTGCTGACCCTGACGATTCAGGCCGTGCCTACCCAGAGCGGGAGCCTGACCTATACCGGCTCCACCCAGAGTCCCACATGGAAAGGCTATGACAGCAGCATGATGACGATCGGGGGCGTGACCTCCGGCATCAATGCTGGCACCTATACGGCCACGTTTACGCCCATCGGCAAGTATGTCTGGACGGACGGCACGCAGGAAGCCAAGAGTGTGTCGTGGACGATCGGCCGGGCCGAGGTCAAGAATGTGCCGGCACAGACCGGCAGCGTGACCTACAATGGCTCGGCGCAGTCCCCGTCGTGGAGCAACTATAACAGTTCTCAGCTGACGATCGGTGGCACGAGCAGCGCAACCAACGCTGGCAGCTACAGCGCCACCTTTACCCCGACTTCCAATTATAAGTGGTCGGATGGGACGACTACGGCCAAGAGCGCTTCGTGGACGATCGGCAAGGCGACCGGCAGTATTACGCTGTCCGCAAGCAGTCTGAGCCTGACCTACCCGAAAACCTCTGGCACCATCACTGTTACGCGGCCGGGCAGCGGTACGGTGACCGCATCCTCTGGCAGTACGAACATTGCAACGGTAAGTGTTTCCGGCACCGCCATCACGGTGACCGCAAAGGCGACCGGCAGTGCCACTATTACGGTCAATGTGGGTGCAGATACCAACTATACTGCACCGTCCAGCAAGACGTTCACGGTGGCCGTTACGCTGGTGTCCAAAACGCTCAGCAGCAACAGTTGGGCAGTCATCAAGGCCGTCAGCGATGCTGGGCAGGGTGCAAACTACTGGTCTGTTGGTGCCACGAAGTCCGTGACCATCAATGGCAAGGTGGGTGCGACTACGATCTCCAGCTTGAAAGTTGATGCCTTTATCATCGGTTTCAACCACAATTCCGGCAAGGAGGGCAGCAACCGCATCCACTTCCTGTTGGGTAAGATCAGCGGCAAGTTTGTTGGTCTGGTGGATAGCAGCTACGGCAACACGACTTCCACGTCTGGCGCATTCACGATGAACACCAGCAACACGAACTCTGGCGGCTGGGGAAGCAGTCAGATGCGAAGCAAGGTACTGGGGAGCGCAAGCTCTCCCACCAGCCCGACCGCGAACACGCTGATGGCCGCACTTCCCTCTGATCTGCGGGCAGTGATGAAGTCCTGCACGAAGTATACGGATAATAAGGGCGGCGGCAATACCGCCAGCAACGTGTCCTCTACCACGGATTATCTGTTCCTGCTGTCTGAGTATGAGGTTTTTGCAACGCACCAGTATTGCAATGATGCGGAGCCGAACTATCAGGCACAGTACGATTACTTCAAAGCGGGTAACAGCAAAGTTGCCAATAAACATTCCGCCACCGGAACGGCGGCGGTCTGGTGGCTGCGGTCGCCGTCCTCCGGCTACACCTACAAC